CGTAGCTTTCTTAGTTATTGTCTTAGAAAGATTTGCATAAAGAGACCCAAGCACTATTAACGTACGCTTACACGGTTGACAGTAATTTTATTTAAGCAGTCATCATCAACAAACTGCAACAACATATAAAGCCTGTTATTGGCTAAAGAGATTTCTTATTAATCTTGAGACGTTCAAACCGATCTTTCATCTGATGACACATCATAGCAAAATATTGATCATCATCTTGATAGGGATCATCTATTCCATATGTGTCATCATCACCTTCACTACTCTTCATGATTGTACCTACATCTGCCAATGACAAATTTCCTGGTACTTGAATCACGAAGAAATCACCCGAACTGGGCGACGTGGGACCAACACCACCTGCGTATGTAACGACTGCAGGTGAAGCTGTAACATCTACACATGCTATATCAAAATATATAACAGATGTTGTGCTCGTATTAGTTATCCTATTCATGGTATTTCCAGAAAATAACGCTGATACGACACAATTAGCAAGTGTAGTTGGAAAGAAAGTCAATGCGGTTGAGTTCCCAACAAGTGTCCACATAATTATGTATCGACCTTGAAATACACTAGTTGGAAAATGATATGCGGTTGCTGTCATTGTTCCTCCCAGTGTACTTGATGCATCCACTTTAGATCCTATAAAAGGAAAAGAATTAGTGGCAGTGGTGCCAATATGAAAATGGTCTACCCCTTCTTCTGCATCTGTGGGATTCTCGATCTTAGGTTTGAAAAATTCAACTTCATACGTAACCCACAGTTCACCAGCGACTCCTCCGTCTGCTTGCATACCAACTGTGGCAATTGAAAAATTACCTAAATCATATAGTCTCAAATCGGCATTAGCTGCCGGAGCTCCAGTTCTAACATATAGTTCTTCTATGGATGTGTCTCTTTTTGCACATTCAACTGGATGTATAAAGGAAATGGATGGTTTCGATGAATTAGCAAATTCATAATTTTCCATCACAAACTTATTAGGGAAGATTGGATTCAATGCATTATATTGTGTAGCCATCACCACACTTCCTAGCGCGGAACTTGTGGCTGTAGACAATACTGCATCCGATGACAGGCTTTTAAATTCAAATAGAATTCCTCGCCAACGGTATTGTTCAAAGTGGGCAGCAATTGATGACAACCATGGAAAGGTTGCTATCAATCCGGGGTTCAACGGAAATTGTATAATTTCAAACGCTGTCGAAGCATTGATATCTTGCAAATATTCTCGATGCCTAACAATTACCCCTCCCGCACTAACAGAATTAACTATCGCAGGCGGATCTAATCCACCAACCATTAAACTGTTTTCTCCTACTTTATAATCACCAAATCCTGTGATTAATGATCCTACTCCTTTCCCCAATAAAGACATAGCACCTTTCGCCAATGTCCCTAATATTCCACCTCCTTGTTTATTGCGTCCCCTACGTCTTGGGCGGGCGCGTTGCCTCATAGGTACGTTGATTACCTCAACGACCTTGGGTCTTAAGTTGTTTTGTTTTCTCGGCCTCCGTGCTTTTCTTCTCATAGCACGGGGCTGATTGCTTACTCGTTGTCTGTTCATAATTTAAACTCAATAATTCAAATTTCTCATGGCTATAATTGTCATATATAGGACACTCAGCTTGCATCATACTTTCTTTCTTCGGATACTGAAAAACATATCTTGTATAATAATCTTGAGCATCCAAATGGCAATTGGATACTATAACCGGTAAATCTATGGGCGACAGATCATTCTTATGATCCAAATAAGATTCAATTTCTAATTGATCTTCAACTCTTAACCCAAATTTCTTCTCAACGAGCAATCTTGTCTTCGGTCCAACTGGTTTGAATGGTATTTTCTCATGCGTCTTGATAACTTTCATTATCTCATCTTTTTCGTATTGACACATGGAACCAAAATTTTCTTTGGCCCCTTCAGCCATTCTCAATCCATATTGGGCGAGACTTGACAAAACAGGACAACCTGGATACTGATATGCTAGAGATAATGCTTTTGATCTCAATAGCCCCAACTTCGTTTTCAAAGCCGCGTCAGCATAACACTTTGTTGTCCATCCAAAATCCAGTATTGTCGAAATCGGGTCCGTGACATTAATCATTTCATCTTCATCGGCTATAATGCCGCAAAAAGATCCTTCTGTCAGCGAATCATACTCATCGAGCTTTATCGTGAGTCCGATATCCGCAAAATCCTTTGGGGTGGGTGTTGGCCCATAAAATGTGAAAATTCCATCATCGCCTTCAACTCTACTACGGAGACTCTCCATTTTGAGTTCTTCGGCAATGAACAACATTGACATTAAATTAGCAAATGAATTGCCCAACGATGTACACATTTCCCCAGACATTCGCGTCGCATCCACTATCATAGTAAATTTAGCTCTAAATTGACAGTGGTTTTGACCTGAGAGAGCATGGGATACTATTTTGTACCATTCCTGATCTTCTATCTCAGTAGTCATATACTGGTATAACTGGAATTCGACGGTTTCCATGTATTGTTTAGTGAACGAAGATTCATAACAAGTATAATCCGTTCCTATCACTTTACAGTTTTCCTGCGTCAATTCCCTCTTAATCTCTTCACATCTTTGGTCCACTGGCGTATGCTTAATGAAATATTCCTTAGCGAATAATTCTTTCTCTATCAATTTAAAGATGGGTCCGACTCTTATCTTAAAAGCATCGGTTCGTGAATTAATAGCACGAGCTGCCTTATACGTCGGATACGTTTCATCTTTTTGAAATGAGTTAACTTTACAGTGTGGATTTACTTTATCCCCACACACTGTTTTCTCAGTGACTTCTGTGCAAGTTTCTGCATGCACTTTTCGAAGAGCTTCTTTTTTCCACAAAGGATAAGGTGTCGACGCAATCCAAGTTTCAAAACTTGTATCTGAATCTGCCGACAATGGAGTCATATTGTTCTCCAACCATTTCCGCACAAAAATGCGGAGCCTTTCCATTTTAGCCTGATCAGGCTTTGGAGGCTCTCGTGCAAATCGGCGGCTAGCACCATCTAACATGGTGTCCAGATCTGATGGATCTGGGTGCGGATTAGCCGCGCCAAGAACATGACACCCAAGACTTGCTCTAACGACCGGTCTTGAGTTATTTTCGACTCTAAATTCACTCATATTTATTCTAGTATTGTCTTTTATACTAGGAGCGACAGGTAAAGTCACCTCTGAACTTCGATATCCGAAGCTCACTACTTTGGTTTGGTCGTGTCTTGGCATCTGGTAAAATCCACCCCGGATTTTAACTCTCTTCGATCCCAAAAATAACACTTTGCAATGTTATTGGCGAAGATAATTGTATCATTACGTGGGTGATAACCATTAAGTACCATGTATCGGTCTTCATTGACCTTTGATACACTCTTAGCTGATTGTACTATTCGGTTGAATATAGAATCAGGGCCCAAACAGTAATTAACATTACTCGCTGTTAGCACCTGTGTTGCTACTTCTTCCGAAACGACCAAATCAATGGTTTTTGAAAACCAAACTGGTAGGCCAAACAATGCTGGTGTTCTTGTATAGCGGATCAAACTATAAGTAGGTTCCTTATGAACCATATCCGCACCACGATACTGATCTGGGCGTTTATCAGTCGTGGGTTTAGGCAATACAACATCTTTCCTAAATGGACCCCATCCTGTAGAATCCAATTTTTCCATTTTACAAGCCCAACTTGTCGTATCATCATCATCCATCCATTCCCATGTACGCCCTACTTTAATCTCATCATTAGAATCATGTTCTATGACGTTAGAGGGTTTAACCACAGGTGGCGGGACGGGAATTTCATCTACATCCCCGTACATTTCATTATTTCGGTGCCATTCATCATCATCGTCTGCCGTATATATATGACATGGTTCATCATCATCTTCGACATTCTCGACGCGGTACCAACCATTCCCTTTTTCTCCATCAACAGTGGGACGTTTCTTAGTCCGACGTGCTTCGGAATGTCTCCACTCAGCCTCATCAAGCTCATACAACTCAATCATTTCATCATCGGCCCTGACAGCAGGACGAAATTTTAATTCATCTCCGCTCTTGCTATTCGCGTTGAATCCAGCAGCGATGTCGATGACTTCAGATTTAATTGGTTTCGTGGTAGCTTCCCTCCACATTAGTGGGGCACCTGTCTTTCGATTGATCTTCCAATCGTCTTCACTATAATCGTCCTCACAAAACACTTTAGTAGTGTCTTGTTCAATCTTCTGATAATGGGGAGCACTTTTAACCAACAACTTAGCTTTGTGTTGATTGAGACCGTGCTGTCTCTTACTTCTCACTCTTTCGGCTTTATCAGCCACCAACTTATCTTCAGCTGGCTCAAATTTTCTCTTAGTACGCAATTTTTCAGCGTTAGTCGTTTCCCAAGGATTTTTGCATTTTCCATTCTTATCAAAGAATGGTTTCCACGGGCACTTGTGAGAAATGTGCCCTGTACCATTACAAACAGAACAAATTAATACATAACGTTGTCCTTTGTGGATGATGTTTTCTGCTAACCCAGAGAGTCTTTGGAAATTATTCCAATCATCTCTTCCCATCTTCTTCGATGGTGTGGTTGCAGTTGCGGTTTTCTCCGCCCTCGGACTGTTAGCATGGGTTCGAGGCGTCTTGTTAGGATTACGCGGATAGACCACGAGTTTTTCTACTCCTTTTCCCTTATAGGTATTCGATCTATCTTTGTATCCATATCGCGTATAGATATTTTCTGTAGGAGCGTTCAACAACGCATAGCTACTTCTATGGCCAAGGTTTAGGTCAATCGGTTGGCTTTTAACCACCAGTCCCCGTCGGGTCTGATTCCGAGAGCTTACCGCCCTGGTCGAATTGTCACTTG